CACCACCCCACCACAGCGCAAGCCGCTGACGGATGAGGAGGTCAATGAGTTCTTTCAAGGCATGGAACCGAATAACGGATTCTGGCTTTCGTTTGCCCGAGCCATCGAAGCCGCTCATCAAATTTATGAGGACAAAAAATGACACAAGACGAATTAAAGCAACTTGTATCTTACGACCCAGAAACTGGTGTATTTATTCGTTTGAAGCAAACAAGCCCAAGAATAAAAGTTGGTCAACCATCTGGATGGAAAGATGCTCAAGGTTATACGAATATGACTTTGCATGGACGCAAATGGAAAGCACACAGATTGGCTTGGCTTTACATGACTGGAGCGTTCCCAATTGGAGAGATTGACCACATAAACCGAGTCAAAAATGACAATAGAATTTGCAATCTCCGAGATGTTGACCGTGTTACAAATGAACTTAACAAAGGCATACAGTTAAACAACACCAGTGGATTTAAAGGCGTTAGTTATCAAAAACAATCTGGCAAATGGGAGGCTTATATTTGCCAAAACAAAAAAAAGAAAAGCCTTGGGCTATTTGAGACCGCAGGATTAGCCGCATATCACAGGTTTTCCTATGTTTGGTCTAACGGCATTAAGGGGAAAGCATGAACTGGCTACCAAAGCATAAATGCGGTTTGTACTTAACTCACAACGAACACCGTGATATGTACGAAACCATTGAAGAGCATTACGACTGTGATGACTTTGTCTCGCCTGAAGAACTAAAAAAAGCTATTGCTGAGGACAGCGTTTGGGTGTTGCAGTGGTATCCAGACACCCCAATTGGTTCTTACTCTATTTTGGCATCCTCATTGGAAGCCCTTGAAGCAACTGTTAAGGAGATGGGAGCATGACAGACGAACAAGTTGAAAAAATCATCAAGTCAAACATGATGTTGCAAATGAATCTTGCTGGCATAAGAGCAGACTTTGAAGAGGCATTACAGCGCACATGGGTAGGGCTGACGGATGAGGAAGTTAAGCAGTTGTGTCTTGCAGTGGGTACTGAGCCTATGGAAGTGCGATTGATTGAAGCCAAACTCAAGGAGAAGAACACATGAACATTTTTGTCTATACAAAAAAAGCCTGCCCCAACTGTGTGGCGGCCAAGCAATTGCTTAAGTCTAAAAATCTGTCGTTTATTGAGCAAAACATGGATGACACCGAGGTCAGACGTGCCTTTGAGTTTGCTTATCCAAACGTGCGGGGTCTGCCTCAGATTTTTATTGATGACCAACGTGTCGGAGGTCTTGCCGGCCTTCAAGCGGCACTTGCTCAGATTGCTTTGGACAAAAAAGCAGAAAATGCACGCGCTTTAGGGTTGGATTACGAGCCATGAGAAAACAAACCAGACGCAAGATTTGGAAACTCATCGACCCAGTGCGACATGCAATCCTGGGCGCCGGCATCACTCAAGACCATTTGCTTGACAAATTAAGGTTGACCGAACTTGCCGCCTTGGATGCCATGACCAAGGGTTTGGGTACGGTACAAGACTGGCAGGAATTGGTCGACATGATGAACATATCTGAGTGCATGGCCATGGAGGGCATCGGACCGGAAGTCCTACCTTACTGCAAACAGGCTCAGAACGCACTAGAACGGGCGGCATTGCGTTATCAGGAGACTTACCGCATGGGACTATGCGGAGAGGGTATTAAAGCCTTACGCGAGGTTTTTGAGTACCACGACTTACAGCGCAAAAGCATCCCGCGAAGCACATACGAAAAAATGATTATTAAAACCAAACAGCGGATTCAAAGTCGCGCCAAGGAAGTTGTTGTTTTATGACCGACCATAACAAACGGTATTTGCGCTTGAGTTTGACGGTCACCGAACTGGATATCTGCATGTACATCGGCAAGATGCGGTACACCATCACCAGTCAGCAGGGTACTGAACGCAAGCAGGATATCACTCAAAACTCTTTGCAAATGTCGATTGACGGCGTTATCACCGAGTATGCTGTGGCCAAGACGCTCAACCTTAACTTTGACTTTAACTGTGATTTCCGCAAGTTTGGGGCTGATTTGGTCACGTCAGACGGACGGACCATTGATGTCAAAAGCACCTACACGGCAGGCGGTCCGCTTAACGCTGTGAAGTGGTCTGTCGAAAAGCCATGCGACGTTTTTGTCTTGACCGAAATTCATCCATCTCACGTTCGGATTGTCGGATGGATTGGGCGAGGCAAGTTTCTGCGGCCTGAGAATTTGAAGGACGTTGGTCGCGGGGAGTTTTATTCGGTTCCACAGACTTATCTGAACGCATTTGATGAAAAATACTACAAAGAAGCATTATGACCAAGTTGCCCGTATTGGCTGTATTTTGTGCCACTACCTCGACCTTGGTCAATCCCCATGCGAGATCCACCACATCCGAAGGTTTGGAGGCAGGCGAGACAATGCCCCAGTCATTGGTTTATGCCCAGAACATCATCGCGGTAACACGGGCGTCCATGGGCTTGGCCACAAAGGATTTGAGAAGCACTACGGCATCAGTGAGCATGAATTGCTCGACTTGACCACCGAAGCCCTTACGCGAATATCCTAGTGCCTTGTTTGTCAATGATGAGGGCTTGCTTGCGTGGTGCGGCGCCTGCGGTGTTTGGGATGCTGACGTGCGTCCAACGGTCAAATTCTCGGATGACTTGGTCGTAGCCAAGGTCGGAGCCAATGATTGTGCGGACAACTTCGTCAGGGGTCATGCCTGGCACTCGAATGTCTGCCGCGCATCCGACACGGTGCTGTGATGTGTCTTTACTGCCAACTGCGTCATTCACGGCTTTACTGCGAAATGCGCTGTTGACCATAATGGGCTTGCCGCCAAGGATTGTTTTGACCTGCTCTAGGAACTCAGCCAATCGTTGAATATTGGCCTTTTCCGCATCGTTTGGCGTGTTGTCCAGTTCGCGGTGGTCGGTGTGCGTCAGTTCTTCAAGTGTGAAGTGTTCAGTTAGTTGCATTTTGATTCCTTATGCCAGCCCATCGGCCTTTTTTAACCATGTCTTGAGAGTTTTCTTTTGGTGTGCCAAGCCATAAATGTCTAGGATTAAAACAAAGTCTGTTGTCACATGAGTGGCAAACAAACTTGCCATCTGGGATTTGACCATTGAACAATTGATAGGAATATCGGTGGGTTGTAAAAACACCAGACTTTACAGAACCAAATTGACCATATCCTGTTTGTTTAAAAACAGCGCCATCCCAATTCCAACATTCATCTTCACTCCATTGTTTGTCAATGTGTGATTGAAATCGGCAATCGTTTGAACACCATTTTTCTCTTGATGTTTTAGGACTAAACAAAACATTACAAAACTGACAATTTCTGTGTTTGTAAGTCATTTTTTATCTTTTAAGGCTTGAATTTCAGTTGCCTTATCTTTTGAACCCTGAGAACTTCCACGATGGAAATTCAAGACTGTTCCGCACATTGTGATTAAAGAACCAAGAGCCATGTAAACCAACTCTTTGTTGGCCTCTGGAACGCCCTTCATGAACGCAAACCACGCAAGGAATATGGTAGCCGCCACAATGCCAATATCAAGCGCATAGGCGGTGTTTTTGGCAAGCCATGAAGCATTGGAAGATTCTTGAACCTTTGCGTTCATTTCCCTTGCGCTGTCAGTATTGGCGTTATTTAATTCCAACAACTTGGTTTCGTTAGCCATCTTTGCCAACTCGCCATCTTGAGCCATTTTTGAAAGTTCTAATTGCGCTCTGGCTTTGGCCTCTGGGTCGGGGATTAGCTTGTCAATGAGCTTGCCGCCCACGTTTAGGATTGCGTCTAGTCCAATCATTTTTTGTCCTCATCGTTTTGCATCAGTTTGATGCCTGACAGAAAACCAATCATGCCGCCAATCAAAGTGCTAAAGGCGGGGCTGATCATCTTGAATATCTCAGCGTTGTCCACTTCCTTAGCCCACAAACCCAACATAAAAGCAAAGACCATTGACAGAACAGAAATGCACAATGTGGTGCTGACCATTAGGGTCACATACAGCGTCAGTTTTTCTTTAGTGCTTGTTGTGTTTTCCATATTGCCCTCATACAAAGATTTGGAATCGTCTGCGGTCTTCAAAGGATCCGAGTTCAATGGTGTTCTGCCTAGCCCTTTTGTCGTAAAGTTCCAGTTCCAAATCTTCAGTTTTTCTAACTTGTTTAAGACATTCCATTGCATATCTGTATTCTTCCTGAACTTTTTCCACTGCCTTGTCAAACGCCAATTCTCTAGCAGTGTGAGTGGGTTGAACTAACGGATACCATTTGTTTAGAGTGATCATTTCTTTTCTCTCTCTATTGCTCTGGCGTAGTAGAACAACACCTTGCCTCTTAAGTCTGCGCTATCTGCTGTGCCAGCCCACAGCGCCAAGTTATTCCAAATACCTACCAGTTGTTCTGATCTACATGCGTCGCCGTTGGTGGTTAGCCACTCAGACAAACGCTGATGGCGCTCACTCGGATTTCCGAGCCAGCTTAGACCATAGAAGTCGGAGATAAGACATGACTCTTTGGCCGTAGCCCTTGATAGCAGCAACAGCAGTAGAAAAAGCAGTACTCGCATTCATTTGTCAACCTTGCCATCAAGTTTGTCAAATATTTTACCGAGCATTTCCCGAACGTCTTTAATGTCGTTGCGATAGTCATCGCGTGTGACGTAGTTCAAAGGCATACCACGCACATCGCCATCAAGCCGGTCAATGGCTTGATAGATGCGGTTCAGTGTCCAGCCGCCAAAGAAACCAGCAATGGCCACGGCAATGTTGAATAAAACTTGGTAGTCCATCATTTATTCGCCATGCCGGTTAAGTCAATCTTTGGAACCAACGCATTGCGGTTTTGCTGTTTTGGAGCCAATTGGTTTGGCTGTTGCAAAGATTCTGCAAGTTGTTTTTTGTATTGTCTTTCACGGGCAAACTCCGCAGCTGTTTGAGCGCCAGGGATTTTGAACGGCAATTTTTGCAAGGCTTCAAGGCCACGCAAGACAGCGCCAGCCGTGTTGGGGTAATTAACCGCACCTGGCTCTTTGACCATCACATCGCTGATACTTTGCTTTAAATCAAGAAGTCTGTCTCTGCCGGTCTTGCCAAACATATAACCAAGTTTGTCTTCTCGATCAAGCTGAGTAACAAAATTGTTAAAGTTATTTAAGCGAATGTTGTCTGTTTCTTCACCTTGCTTGAGCAACAAGTCTTTCATTCGCTGCAAGGTATAGCCTTGCAATTCTTTGTAAGCCTGTTGGCCTTCTGGCGTCTTTTTAAGCAATGATGTGACGGTTCTCATTTCTTCCAATGAGCCATCAACCACAATGTGGTTGTAAACATCATCAAGCGCCACTTTACGGTCTGTTTTTCCAGCCTTTGTGCTTAACAATTTGTCAACTCGATCTACATCTTCAAATTGTTTGGCCAATTGCTTGCGTTCTGTTCTGGCTGCGCGATACAAATCACCACCAGCGCCTTCGGTCATTTCATTGATAACACCTTTGACTTGGCCCATAAACCTTGCCGCAGATGGATTGCCTTCAGCCAAATTACCAGCAGATTTGTAAATGTTTTCCAAATCATCAATTGATATTTGATTATTGGTTGCTCTTTTAAGCGCGTCCAATCTTGCGCCAATAGTTTGTATCTGTGGGACAGAAATGGCTTCTGGCGCATTTTCAGTTAGCCATTGTTCTAACTTAGTGGTGTCAACAATTTGTTTTGTTTCACCAGAATCTCTGGCTGCCTGATAAGCATCATCAACTTTTTTAATTTTGTCTTGGTATTGTTTAACCAATGCTTTATCAATAACAGTGCCAACCGCACGAGGTGTGCTTCGGTCAATTGTTCCACCAACTTCTTCTGTCATGCGCTCAAATTGGTTAAGAATGTCTTGTTTTTGACCAGTCTTAAAGGCGCCGTACTGTTTGCCCAATTCAGCCTTGGCTTCTTCAGAAACGCCAGCCAATGCGCCACGTTGAACATCTGACTCAAACTGCTGTTTTTGTAAGTTCTTTTCACGTTCACCAGCTGTAGCACGAATACCAAATTGCTCCAACCGTTGCTGACGCATTAAGTCTTCAGCAGTACTGGCCGCGCCCATGCCAACCATGCCTGGCTGTTGTTCGCGTGTCATCACATTGGCCAAAGCATTGCGCACTGGTGCGGTTGCTTGAGTGATGGCAGGGCGAGCAAGTGCGCCGGCCTGCATCATAGAAGCAGGCGCTAAAGCGTTGAGGGTTGTACCAGCTGCGCCAAGTGTTGGTGGCAAAGCGCTTGTAACTGGCTGCAAGAATTCACTAACAGCGCCCAAGGCTTCTCTAGCGGTTTGTGTGCGTGGCTGATATTGCACAGCCTTCATGGCTTCTTGGCCAGCACGAATGCCTTCTTGTGTGCCGTATTTACCACTAGCCAAAGTGCCAACAACGCCAACAATTGGTGCAATAGCAGCGCCGCCCAAAGTTGCGCCAAGCGCCAATGGCGTTTCAATCACGCCCATGATGCGGTCACGCATAGACACTTCGGGTGCTGCGGGAGGGGCAATCCCAAACTTTACGCGAATGGCTTGCTGAGTTTCTGGATTAGCACCAGTAAAATTTTTGTCTTGCGCAGAAAACTTGTCAAAAATGGCCGCTTTAGTCTCAGCGTTAGCGTTGACATAATTCGGATCATTCAAGATCGAGGATAAATTGGCCATGTGTGTCCTCTTATCTCAACAAAGGATTTGATAAGTCTACACCACCACCAGCGCTTGGCTGAAGTTGTTGAATGCTTTTAGCACCAGGGCCAGCCTGCACTTCAATTGCTTTAATTGCAAGTTTTCTAGCATTTTCTTTCTGCTTAATAACTGCTGGGCTGTCATTAATTTGCGGAAAGTATTTTTTATCTTCTCTGTCAAATTCTGAATCAGAAATAACAGCGCCCGATTCTTTACGCAATACAGCAGTAATAAAGTTTGATTTGGCTTGATTAACTTGTTGTTGCGCAGCGCTAGTACCGCCAAGAGCGCTAGGCAATACCTGTCCTAATGTGCTACCAATCAATGGAGTGGCTTCAATAACAGCACCTTTTAAAACACCTTTTTTGGATAAATCTTCCAAAATAGCATTGGCTTCTTTCATCCTCATGCCGTATGCGGTTGCATTGCTTTGAGTTTCGGTCATTGGCTTTTCTTTACCAGCCACAGGCATACCAGGCATTCTTTCGCCACCTTGAGCAACCAAAGGCATAGCAGTCTGATCAAGCACACTGGCCATGCCTGGAATGGCAGGGGTGCGTTGACCAGGCAATGCAGCTGGTGGCTGACGCATCATGCTTGCGCCTGGTGCGGCTGCGGGTGCAGCTTGGAAACCAGTTGGGCCGTACACCACAGGAGTGGCCACGCCAGTTCTTGTATTGACTGCCAACAAACCGCTTGGGTCTTCTTGAATTGACAATGTAGGATTGGCTTTTTGGCATAACGGACAGTGGAGGTCTGAATATGATAGAGAATACCCAACTCACTATCAACCAAAACCACCACAACTAGGCGAGGCGTAGATGGTAGTTCGTATAGAATACACTTGTGATTTTTGCCATGAGCGGAAAGCGTATGCAGACAATAGGGAATTATGTAAAAACGCATTTGTAGTGGCGGGAGATGTGTGCATCTGTGATGCGTGTATTGGCGTATGCAATGAACTTATTATTGAGCACCGATTAAAACAAACACAAGGAGAAAAATCATGATAACAGCGGAAGAAGTAGAAAGTTTTTGCGCATCTTTAAAATATGGCGATGAAGACAAAGTTACTATGACATTAACCGCAAACAGTGAAACTTACGTTATGCCAGAGGCTATTGCTAGGGGGTTAGCAGCACTCATAGCTAAACAAGCCACACAAGACGCAGAGATAAAGCGGTTGCGGAAATATATAAGAGAAAAACTGATTAGATTGCCTTATGCAGAAAAAGAATTGGAGCAACTTTATTCCGATAGATATCATTACTTGGGTTCACTACAGCTGGAACAACAGAGGCAAGGAACGGTGGTTAGGTTAGAAACTGAAATTAGAATATTTAAGGAATTCGAACAATTACAAGCACTAACAAAAAGTGAGGCATAGATGACCTGCAAGCAATTCCGAAATAGAGAAATAGTTTATTACTGCGAATCAAAGCGCAAAGGCGATAGGTGGATATGCGATACTTGCCAGCTTGATGAGCCTTTTCAAATACGCTTGAATGGCGTGGATTACACAACGTGGGAAGATTTGCCAAAAGAAAAGCGTGACAAGATTATGGATAATGTAAAGAAACGATTAGGAGATTGAAGAATGACGCCAAACGAGAT